CTATACGTTATCATCATTTGGAGTTACTGAATCTAATTCAGATGCGATCACCTCTGGCATTTCCAGACGTAAATCAATCCATCGTCCGTCCGTGATATCAATAGGATCGCCTGCTACAATCTCGCACAATTTCGTACTAAATTTTCTAGTGTAGGTTTTGACGGTGATAACGCCATCGTTAAATGAATACTCAGCAAAAAACTTTTTGTTACCATTCGCGTCCTCAGGTAACGTTATATACCAACCCTCCCGTGCAAATCCTAAACTGCCGTGAATCTCGTAATGACCTACGTCAACACGTTTAACTGTAACACCAGTAGCTAAATGGTTAACCAAACCACAGCCTGATTGAGTAAAACCCTCAGCAGGATTGATATTTTCACTGCCAAATAATCGAACGATTGGAGAGGATTTTTTATAAAATCCGTTGCTGTCCACTGTTGAATTTGCTGTTGTTATGAACTCCTGATATTGAATCACACCAGTGGATTTATCTCTAAAACCAAAATACGCCCGATCGGAGTTATACGTAAACGCCATTACTACAGAGTCGCTAGCGCTCCATGAAATTTTCATTATGTAGCCCATTGTAGCGCTAACTGGCGTATTAATTGACTCTCGATTATAACGATAAAAACCAGTATACAGATCTGTTGATAACGGGTCGGTGACGGTTTTTGTTGTTGATAACAATCCTCCGTCACCTATTTTAACAACGGTCGATAAATCAACTTTTTCAGCGTAATGTTTAGTTTGATCTCGATATTCGATCATCTGTTGTAGGATTTCTGGTGTAACCTGTTCACCAGTTTTTGGATTAATTAATAAATCATTTAATGAGCCGTTTGGTGTATCAGCTAATATCTGGATTGTGCCCAGCTGATTTTTATTGTAGCCGTCGATAGATAAAACAACATCATACTCACACGGTTGTAGGTTTAATGAATATTTGCCGTTAACGGTTTCGACACGGATGTAGGTGTCCTGAATCACATTTGATGTTGTGCGTTTTGCGCGTAGTAATAGTGCACCATTGATAGGATTGCCTAATGCGTCACGTAACGTGCCTGAAATAATTGTTGTCATTGTTTTTCTCCAAATTTAGATATAAAAAACCGCCATTTAGGCGGTCAGTGTATTGATTATTCTTTAATGATAAATAAATTAATAGCGCTCGGATAATGCCCCTTTCCATATGAATGTAACTTGATTTTTGTGTGAGCGGGCAATCTAAAATACCACGACGCACTATCTGAGCGGGAGCGATTATACGGCGCGGCAACTGTGACCCGAAATAATGCGTCGTTACCCACAATTGTAGAGTCTCCAAAAATTTCGTAACTAGATTCCTGAATCATGTCACCTGAATATGAATGAACAATAATTTGAGACGTGCAGATAATTCTATTAAACGGCTCTGGTTCAATAACAATTGATCTAGAAGTAGGGAAATAAACAACCTTCGTAATATCTCCCACTATTTGCATTGCGGTCAATTTTCCCAGTATCTGACAATTTTCATGTATAACAACATTGTTTAACTGTCCAGAATTAGCGTAAATATTGCCCGATATATTAGCTCGTCTAGCATATAATGTACCGTCCTGTTGCAATTCAAATGCTGGCGGGTTGCCTGAACTAACAACACTACCTGCCACCATTTGACCGCCTGTTATTAGCGGTGCTGTGATTTCTGTACCAGCGACTAATCTATCGCCGCGCATTGTTCCCGTTGCGATTAAATCACCGTCCAAAAACATAGCCGGCTCTATCCAGTATGACCCGTTATATAGCCGAGCCTCTGAATGCGAAACTCTGCCGTCAGCACCTAGCGAATAGATAATCAGTGTTGTATCGCGCGCTGGGTAAAAACCATATTCACGATAAAACATCTGTGTGGCTGTGTCATTATCTGGGAATTTACCGTCACCTGTTTGAATTCTAAATATACTGCCTGCGCCATTTTCTGCAATTAACGTTCGAGTGTTTGCGATATACATTTCGGAACGCCCGACAACATTAACAGCATTAACACCGTACCAATATTCGGTATCAGGTGTACAGTCAACATCTGTCAACGACATAGCGCGACCTAAATAGTTGGTCTGCGCCTTGACCTCAGCTTTAGTAGTTCCTTTATAAAACTCGAATTGTGTACCGAGACTAGAGGTTGCTGTCATGACAGGACGAATTGAGATATTAAACGCGCTCGGCGTGATGACTAGCCCTGACGGTTTAGCGGGCGGCAATATTGAAAATGAGATAGTTGTCTCATCACCTAATCGTCCGTCCTCACCACCAACACCGCGAACGGTCGCGCTAAATTTACCCTGCTGTAGGTCTGATATGTAATACTCGGTATCAGTAACAACATCACGGCTAACCAATTTATCATCACGATAAATTTTAACCTCGAATTTGAGGTTTTGAATTGTGCGAGGCGTTGACCACGATAGCCGCGCCTGATACACGTCAGATTCTGGCGTTACCTCTACCTGTAATTGCTCAACAGGAGGAATTGCCCAGTTAAATATTGTCCCGTTCTCAGTATCAAATTTAGCGCCGCTATCAACAATTGCCTCTTTATTCGGATTATGTTGTAGCGCGGTAATAGCGTACGTTCCGTCGTTGCTCTCCGCAATGGAGAGCGCCTTAAATAATCGCGGTTTTATTTTGTTGTCGTACAGACTCCAAACCGAATACTCGTCAGCATCAACCGATTGAGTTAATACAATTTGATTAGGTTTAGGTTGCGCCTGTATCTGGATTTTCCGCAAATCACTATTAGTATCGGTAATACTCAAATACGCGTTTTTGATATTTTTTATTTCAATATCTCTATCTAATGTGATTGTGCTACCGTCTACAGAAATCACACGACCGCCAATAGTTGTACCTGCATAATCATTATCGGCAATACCAATAATATCGCCCGGTAAATGTCTGATACCCTCACGACCAACCGAAAATGTGACCGTTTGCGTTTCCAGTTTTTCAGTTTGAATTAGCCATTTCCCGACCCTATGAGCCTGACCTCTGGATGTGCAACCAAACGCATCAACATCCGCCACATTAAAATCAAACCGTTTAATTAAATCATCATCAGCAACGTATTCAGTAGCCGTTTCCCAATTGTTGTTAGGGTCAACATATCTAACGTAGGCGGCTGTGTGGCGCTGTTTTAATGGTGCAGAGGTATACGCAAACTGTCCGTCCACAACATTCGAATTCGAATAAACCGTAACCATATCACTCGGTCGATCAATTACCACTGAATATTGTGTACCTGTCCAAATAGGCATTGCTCTAAAGACCGAACACAAATCATTGATGACCTCATGCGCTGGTCGCTGTTCAGTTATATTGCAGTTACAGGTAAAACGCGGCTCACGTCCTCCGAATCCGTCATCGACGAGCTGGTCACAGTATTGGGCAACCGTATACAACATGAATTTATCAACACCGAATTTGCCGAGTCGTTCGCCTAATCCGTAACGCTCGTTTGTTATCAGGTTGTACAGTATCCACGCAGGATTATCCGTCCATGCCTGTTTAAAATTACCCGACCAAAAACCACTATATTCCCTAGTTTCTGGATTGTAATTGTCAGGCACATCAATAATCAAACCGTCTATCAAATAATTGCGCCTAGGTACACCGCTGAATTGTTCTGAGTCGAATTTTAAACCAATTAATGCGGTATTCGGGTATGAGAATTTGGTGTCGTAAATTTCAGTGTACGAACTCCACAGAGTGTCGTTTATTAGCGTTTGCGATTTACTATCAGGTGTATTTCTGACAACACGGATATTAAACGGAGTTTCTGGTAAATCATCTAAAATAACAGAGGTTAAATACTGGGAATTGGTTTTTTTATCAATCAAATTGATGTTTTTAACCGTTTTCCATGCGCTGCCCTTGCCAATTTGTACCGACATGGATACGTTTGTACGATTTGTGTTTCCCTTGTTGTCTATAGATTTCAGCGCTGATACGCCAACTGTAACCCGAACACGATCGACATTTGGGTCAGTGATTGTTCGAGTAATGGGCGTGTTCGTTTTTACCTGTAGATTAACTGGTTTTTCGTTGCCAGTGTATGAGAATCCCTCCAGAGGCAATTGTGTTTGTGTGCCAGTCACCCATTCGGCAGACAATCCCTTAAAATTAAACGAACCGTCTGGCGCTTGAACGGGAGTGTCATTTAAAAATACGCCCTGCCAACCATTAACGGGTCCTTTAATCTGACCCTCACCCAACATGTCAACAATCCGCAGGCATTGGTTGGATTTGAGATTGTCGGGTGCTTCGTGTGGCGTCTTCGCTTTTTTTGAACCCTTACCCATGCGACCTCCCTTTTACTGGATAGAGAATCGGCTGGTCGCCAACATTTGACTCCACCTCATCCAATGTTTCTAATTCCTGCGAAAGCACTTTCGAACCAACTTTCATTCGTCCAAAAATTAGCGAAACAACGCCACCTTGAGCCATTGTGTTGTCCAGATTTGAAAAATAGGTATTTCTATTACTATCTGCTGTTTTTTTCTCGGTTTTTGGCATTCGTGTCAGCATTTGAGCTACACCGCCCATCATCAACCCGACACCAGCCGCAATCAGTCCGAAACCGACTCCAGGTGCAACATCGGCTATCACGCCCGCAACAACGAGTGCCGCACCCGCGATAAATCCTAATATTCCGCCATTTTTTGCACCAGCTACATGAGGGACAATATGAATAACGGCATTTTTGGGTAATCTGCTGTGCAATCCGACAGCTAAATTTTCATCAGTAATATAAACGCCATTGATACGAATACGAACCCAACCATCCTGAATTCGTTGACGTAATCCAGCTATTTGACAATATAGACCGTTCAATCCCTCTGATGCGGTTTCGACGTTCATATCGAATTTATCGCCATATTGTTTGAGATAGCCATATAGCCTGATTTTTGCCATTGTTTATGTCTCCAAATTGAATGTGTGTAATTTCGCCAAAAACCACCATATAAATCGCGTTTCGATAGTCGTTCTGGACAGTGATGTAATATTTGTTGATTGCCAATATAGACAGCGGCGTGATTGGGCGTTTCTGAACCGAGACAAACGAGAATGACATCGCCCTCTTGCAGGTTTTCTGCGTCCACGCGCTCAAACCCGTTTTCAGGCAGTAAATCTAGATAGAGGTTTTGCCCGTTATGCCACCAATCATCTGCACGCTCGTAATTTGGTAGGTCTATACCAGCGAGCATATAGGCATCTCTAACTATTGATAGGCAATCGGTTTTACCGTGTTCGAATTCACGATCTAATAACGGTTTTATGAATCTGAATTTATGAATTTGGTTATCACAGACAATCCACCAATCGACGGCGGTTTGCTGTTGATAAATTTGGTCCGCCTCACTGAGGATAGGCAACCCATTAGGGTGAGAGTGCACAATAGCTGTAATTTCACCGAGTTTTTCAGACTGAATCCAATCATCAGGCGAGATTTCAAATGTCTCTGTAGGTGTGGGTGAGATGTTTTTGCATGACATGTACGTTTTATTATCAATAACAAAACCACAGCATTCAGCCTCACCGCATTTTTTAGCATGATTGAGTATTTTATTTTTCATTGTATAACCTGATTATTTAGGGTGGTTATGTGAGTGTGTTATTTAATTTTTGCAGCGGTAGGAAACCCGCCGAATGATAGAATACCGTATTGGCCAAACCTGAGTTTGCACCCAGTGACGCATCGACTACATTTATCGAGAGTAATATCATTAGTCAGTTGATCGAACTCATCAGCAACCGCACCGCCTGTGTAGCCACATTCAGCACTGCGATAAATCCAACTGCAGGTATCAGCTATAATTATTCGTGCTGGAATGCGCGCTCCGTCAGTTTCACAGGGTAACGCTAATTCCAGCGTAACAAATTGAGATGTTTGTTGTTTAACCTGTTCGATGACGTAATTTGAGACTACCTCACAATATGGGTCGGCATATTTGTTGCCGTTCTCAAAATTAACGGCATCCAGATATTTAACGAGCACCTCATGCCGAGTTACAATCGCGCCAATCATGCCCTCATAATTCGCGATTAGCCCATTTAAAATGCCTCCTGTATTACTGGCTGTCAGTGTTGGGCGATTACTCGCTCCCTGACCAGAACGTTCAAAACCCTGCGCTTTAATAGGGTACGGCTCATACACGTTACCCTGCCACGTAATGGGTCGGCGTAGCTCATTTACGCCATTGTGAAAACGTATTACTGTTTTATTACCAACGATTTTGCTCAAATCGAGATCGTATAAATTGATGATTGCGCCCTGCTCAATTTTGGTAATATCTAGCAGCATTTTTTTGGCTATCATATTTCCTCCAGACATAAAAAAACCGCCACTAGGGCGGTTTGTGTGAATTTTAATTATCAAATTTTATCAAAATCAATTTCATAATTAGTATTGTATTTAGGGTGAACTTGATCTACTAAGCTTAGGAATTGATTTTTATCTTTAGAGATTTTTAACAACGTTATTATTGATGATAAATGTTCTCTTAATTTTGGGTGACCAATGTCATCTGTCAAAAACTGATGCAGCTTAGCTTTTCTCTCAGATTTTGTCTCGGCTTTCTTTAATTCTTCCAATAAGTTAGGAGCTAATCTTGAGTAAATTATATTGTTAGTTACGGTTCCCATAAATCCAGGTCGTTTATTAATGTTCTCAGGGGGAAATTTCTGTTTCCACACTCTAAAAAGCTGTTCATAATATTCAGTTGGAAAGGTTTTTACCCATGGTTGCAATTCTTTGGCAACAAATTTCTCCAAAATTTCTGCTAATGCATTCTTAGCCCTATCTTTTTGGTATCCTGTAGCTTCATCTACTAAAGCAATAATACCAACTCTTGCCAATGACCTTACTAATATTTCTGCTTTAAAGGCTGTATCAATTTGGCTTTTAAGTAAAGCGTTTGCATCTCTTGCTTTTAAATATAAATCGCAAACTAAAGGTAAAATAGATGCCTCAAATCCCTCTTGAATTTGTTTATTTTTATTTCTATATCTTACTTTAGTAATTAAACCTTTTAATTCCGTACTAATAAAAGGTACGAGATTTTTAGCATCCATAAATGCGGGCATTATATCTTGATCTGATTCACCCTTGGTTCTTATGCCTCTTTGAGGTCGATCCAACGCTTTGAATACTGACGCTTGAGAAATTATTCTACGACCATCATTTAAAACTGATACATCCAATATAGTTTCGCCTATAATTAGTTCACCTATATGTGTTGCAATAGGCAATGCTTTATTTTCTTCTCTTTTTCTCGCCCCTTTTTTCCCTATTTCACTTCGTTGCTCAGCAGTTAACGCCTTAGCTCTTGCAAAACCACCATTGCGTTTATTATTCATATTGATCACCCATTTAATGCAAGTTAATAATAATTAATGCTTACATGATATACAAAAAAGATATTATTGCAACTTATTTTAAAAATTAACTTACATTTTAATGATAATTTGATCATATTCTTCTGACAATAAAAACTGCTAAAAGACGGTTTGTGTATTATTCGGCATATCCTCCGTCAATAATTGATTTGGCGTAATCAAACGCGTTTTTGTAAACGTCACCTATCACGGTACTTGAATTTAAATCCTCAGAATACGTGAGGTAAAATTCGGCGTTTGGTATCAATTTTATAACGCCAGTAATAGCAATATTAATTTTAATGATTGGTATCAGCTCAGATTCATATGGTGAACTAAATTTAATACGATCGTCATTGTTAAAATTCCCTAATGTTATTGTCACACCTTTGTACTGAATTTTGTTTACTAAATCACTGGTATATGATGTTTTCAAAAGCGCCGATTTTACTTCCTGATCGGCTATCAATCTGTCACCAATCATTGTGTTATCAGCATTAGGATCAACCATTTTAAAAAAAAATTTCGCGCATTCTTTAACTGTGCTAAATCCATATCTTAAGATTAATTTATCAAAATCTTTGTTGAGCATGTCTTGCATTTTATTTACTCCTAATTAATTTATGCCACAACCTCTTCGAATGTGGCTGTTATTGATGCTGTGGTATGCAGTAGGTTTATTGACCAACTAGGGCATTTGACGGTTAATATCCTATTGGAATGAGGATCGCGCCATTGAAACGCGGTTACACCACCGTGCCTATCGAGGAAATCATCTATTTGACGGGACGTGCTACGAGCTACATTTAACGTGACGTTATAACTACGCAGTTTATTATTGATTCCGTCAGGCGCTCGCTGTTCGTAACCGTCACCAAATTTAATTGTTTTGACTCTCGGTTCAGATCGTACGGTCATATTGGGCGCGACGTCCCAATTAAATGTTTCCAT